AGACGCCCAATCTGTATCGGATTCAGTTCGAGTATCACCCAAAGCTGGTCGAGGTCATAAAGATGATACCAAGTAAGCCACGCTATGACGGGACAGACCGGGCGTGGCTTGTTAGTATCAATGATGCGCGTTATCCTGCTGGACGTGACGCCAATTGGTATGTGAGAGCTTTTTCGCAATGGGCTGTTCAGATGCGTTATTGTTCTACTGTCAAGGAACGTGAGGTTACTGAAGATATTAATTATGATATTCCTCCGATGAAACCTTTTGTCGGTGAACACTATATGTTACTTCAACCTTACGAGTATCAACTTGAGGGAGTACAGTATGCAATAGAGCACAAACGCTGTTTTTTCGGTGACCAGCCCGGGTTAGGTAAAACATTGCAAGCTATATGTGCAGTTGTTAAGGCACATAAAGAAGCACCCATTTACGGTGAATCTTTTCCAGTACTTGTAATTTGCCCTGCTGCATTGAAAGTCAACTGGCAACGTGAATTCAAGAAATTCGCAGGGATTAACGCCATTATACTTGATGACAGAAACCGGCAGTCCTGGCAGTCCTTTTATGAATGTAAGAGGTCGGATGGTAGTCCTCTTTGTGAAGTATTCATTACTAATTACGAGTCATTGAACAAGTTCTTTGTGAGGTCTGTAAATAAGGAATCCAAGTTCACAATGAAGAGTATTGCTTTCGATCAGCGTGTTTCTTTGTTCAGGTCTGTTATCATTGACGAATCTCATAAATGCAAATCAAGTAAGACACAGCAAGGAAAGTTTGTAGAAGGCATCTGCAAAGGAAAACGGTATGTATTCGCATTGACCGGTACTCCTGTAGTCAACAATAATACAGACTTGATACAACAGTTGAAAATATTAGGTCGATTAGAGGACTTTGGAGGTTATAGCCGGTATGTTGAAAGGTATTGTGATGGTCCCAAACAGGCATCCAACGTTAAAGAGCTAAATTGGCGACTATGGAATACTTGCTTTTTTCGTCGTGAGAAGTCAAAGGTGCTTACACAACTTCCGGACAAGACCCGTCAATACTTGACAGTTGATATCACTACCACCAAAGAGTATAAGGCTGCCGAAGCTGATATGGTAAAATACTTGAAGAAGTACAAGAATGCTTCGGACGAACAAGTGCAGAAATCAATGAATGGTGCCGTCATGGTGCAGATGCAGCTTTTAAAACAGATATCCGCCAGAGGTAAAATCAAGGCTGTTTGTGAATTTGTCCATGATGTTATCGACGGTGGTGAGAAGCTGATACTTTTCGGTTACTTGAAAGAAGTTGTAGCAGAACTGAAAAAGGAATTTCCTAAAGCTGTAACTGTAACAGGTTCCGATAATGTCAACCAAAAGCAATATGCCGTTGACTCTTTCCAAAATAATCCGGATTGTAAACTGATTATTCTGAACTTCAAATCGGGCGGTACCGGGCTTACTTTGACGGCTGCCAGTCGAGTAGCATTTATTGAATTCCCATGGACGTTCAGTGATTGCGAACAGGCAGAAGATCGGGCGCACCGTAACGGTCAGAAGAACAACGTTAACTGCTATTACTTCTTAGGTAAGGATACTATCGACAAGTATATGTATGATGTGATTCAAACAAAGAAGAACATTGCCAACGGTGTTACCGGTACGGACGATCAAGTAGAAGAGAATATGGTGAATCTTGCAATGGACTTGTTTAGGGATAAATTATGAAGCTGTTTAGATTAGTTATAAATGGGCAGAAAACTCATATTCAGGAATACAAGAAAGAAATGTTGTTCGGTCCTGAATGGGAAACCTTAATATCCTTTGTCGGTTGCAGGAACAGGTGTAAACAAATCGTTGACCTTCTAAATGAATGTGCTACGATTTCAAAAAACAAGCAGAAAAATGACTGAAGAAGATATTCGTAAATTGGAGGTGAAATATTCTGAAACTAAGATACAACACATTTGTGTAACTTGGTTCAGAGAAACGTTTCCCAATGTAGGCCCTTTACTCTTTGCTATACCAAACGGCGGCGTCAGAACAAAGAAAAGCGGTGCTATGCGCAAATATGAAGGTGCCATCGCTGGTGTTGCTGACTTGATTCTGCTTTTTCCTCGCGGTGGTAAGAGCAGTCTTTGCATAGAGATGAAAACTCCACGTGTAAAAGGTAAACGTGCCGGAACGCAGTCTGATGAGCAAAAAGAGTGGCAGGCATTAGTTGAGAAATATGGTAGTGTATATGTCGTTTGTCATGGGTTGATTGAGTTCATTAATAGCGTTTGCGGTTATTTGAAAGCTGACCCTCAACCTTATATAAACAATGTCTTACGGAATTATTATAAATTGATATGACTTATATTGAACTTATCAATAGGTTTTGGGAACTTGACGAAAGCTGGCAATTTTCCTGCTGTGAAACGAGGCTTTATTTTTACTTGCTAAAAATTGCGAATCGTTTAGGCTGGGAGGATAACTGGACACGTAGTGATACAAAGGTGTCATCTGACGTGGGAGTGTCGGTGAAAGTATTCAAGTCCGCCCGAAATAGATTAGTTCAAGCAGGTCTTATTGAATGTAAACAAGGCAATGGAAGAGGCAATAAATCAACGTATTCTATCAAAGGTGTACAAAAAGGTATGCAGAATATACCACCTTTACGGCATCCTTTAGGGACACCTTTAGGGTACCCTTTAGGTACACCTTTTCAAGAAAGCTCCCCCATACCCCCTAAAGAAGAATATAAGACAGAGACAAAGACAAAGAAAGAACCCCCTAAAGGGGGTAAGAAAGAAAGTAGCTCTGGCGAGCTTTTTCCACCCTCTAAACCGGAGAAACCTAAAAGAGTCGCAAAAGAATTTATTGCTCCTACGCTTGATGAGGTTATCCAACACTTCATAAAGCAAAATGCTCCGGAACGTTTAGATGATTGGCAAGAGC